AATAGAGATGGTCTTCTCGGCGTGCTTGATCTGAGAAACGTAGGAACCATCGGTCAGCAGGTCCTGACCCGGAGTGTGGTAGTTCGCGGTAGCGATTCCGGTCAGAGGAAACTGAGCCGACTTTCCGTTGCTGATGGTGCGGACCATGTGAAGAGGCTTCATCACGGTCGCGGTCTCGAACGCCTGAAGGACTTCACCACTGAAGACCTTCAGGAACATCGCGTTGTCGTTAGTGTAGTTTCCCCCGCTGGCATTGATCTGCCCAGTCAGGGAAATGTCAGTAACAGGCATTGTATATCCTTAGTTAGTAAGACTTCTTTCGGCCCACCCGCTCCTTGCGGATGGGTCCCTTCTGCTTCTTGTCGTTCTCCAAGTCCGGGTCCGCAGACAGGGACGGGAAATCCGACTCAGGGGCAATGGAGTCATCCCCCGCAGGGGAGACATATCCTGCGTACCACCCCTCGGGCAGCAGGACTGGGTGGTCGGTGAGTTGCCAAGCAACCCCGTTCCACAAATAGACTCGGCCCCGGATTTCAGGACCGAGCCTGATCAAGTCATGATCGGTCGGATTGACGAACACTGTTCTGGTGCTGTCGCACCCGACGTTCAAACTGGTCACGAAGACCATCAGGGAGATCAGCAACATCCCGCGCAGTCTTGGGGGCATTGGTTCGTCTCCATCCGAAACCGATCAGTTCCATCAACAGGGTCACGATGGCGGTGCCGATCGCGGCCCACATCTCAATACTTCCGATCACGCTTGAGTGCCAGACGGCTACCGGTGTAACCGAGAGCAGCCAGCACGGACACGATCAGGCCGAGGATGCGTTCTCCAGCGGACTCCGCAGGGACCACACCGGAGGCGACCACAGCACCAACAAGGCAGGCGGCAGTGGACAGCCAGAACTCGGTCGTCTTGTACCCCGGCTTGGGGTCACTTGGTTCGTTTTCCATCGGTCTTCAACTCCACGTTAGTAACCGATACATATCGCTTGGGAGGGTCGGCATAGTAATAGAGAAGCCCCGTCTTCATGCACTGGAAGACGGGGCGGTTCTCTTCAACCGTCCGACCCACCTTGGGGTCGGGGGCCTTCATCAATAGTTACCGCCGTTGGAGCGAGCAGCCTGACCGCCAGCCACGGGCACAGCGTTGTTGCCCTGATTCTCGGGCAGGTCGATGCTGTCACCGGACATGGCAAGCAGGGCACGCATGCTGTCGAGCAGAGCCTTGAACCGCATCAGGTCGAAACGATTGATGCCGGAAGCGAGGTCCGCAGACTGCGACTCGCTGAGGTCCACCCACATCGCCTTGAGGCGACGGACGATGTCCTTGCAGTCCTGATTCTCCACGGACTCGATCTGCTCATCGGTCGGGAAGGACTTGAGCAGAGAATAGCCCACGTTGTGGATCTTCGGGAGGTCGAGGGGCTGGGAGTTCGCGGCGGTCGCGAAGCCCTCAAGGCGGTCGAGGTACGTCGCGAAACGCTCGCGGTCGGCCTCAAGGAAGAAGCCGCCGTTGAAGGCGCTCTGGGACGAGATCAACTCACGGGCGTAGACGGTGACCCGGTCACACAGACCGGCGATGTCCATGTTGGACACTTGACTAACGGGCATTTCCTACTCCTTAGAAAGATGCGTTCTTGACTTTGTTCTCTACGTCAGCACGGTAAGCGGGGTCGTTCTTGTACCGAGGGTCGCTCATGGCCTTGACCATCTCGGCAGTGGACCGGAAACCTGACACAGTCTTTTTGGTTGCGCCGCGGACTAGATTCGGTTGGCCATTTGCGGCATCATATCTCGCCTTCAGACCGTTGAGGGCGAACTTCTGAGAAGCACCGTCCGTGGTGATCGCCTTGTTGTAGGCATCGATCTCGTCCTCGGAAAAGTTCTCCGAGGCCCATTCGATCATCTCGTTGTACGACTCTTCGCCACCGACCGTGTCGTACATCAACTTGGCCTGCTGGTCCTGAATCGCCTTGGTGCCCGAGATGTACTGCTCGACGATCTCTCTGGGAATCCCGGCAGACTCAAGTTCCTTGTAGGCCTCATCGGAGAGAGACCCGTTCTCCACGATCTCGGAACCGTAGCGATTGAAATCAAGCGGGCTGCTGGGTTCCGTAGAGTCAGCCTCGTTTTCCGACTGCGGAGACTCTTCAGCAGTCTCTTCGGCAGTCTCTTCGGCAGCGGGTTCGGAATGCTCATCACCCGGGTCCCCGCCGTCCGGGGCATTCGGGCCAGTCACTCCGTCAGTGTATTGAATTTGTTCCGTCATTGGTCAAGCCTCATTGCATCTGCTGGGAAACGGCTTGGGCGGCCTGCCCAACAGCCTCAAGCGGAATTGTACCATCCGCAACCCCTCCCGCCAACTGACCGGAAATCGGACCGACGATCTGCTGACCGGCCTGAGCCATGGCGGCCTGCTGCATTTCAGCCTGCCGTTCTTCAGGGGACTTGATCAAACCGTCAGTATCGATGCCCAATGCCGCTGCCCTCCGAGTGAGGTACTCGTCGATGTTGACGAATTGCCCCAAAGCCTCGGGACCAAGCGTCTGTTGGAGACCGATGAGAAACGTATCCAACTTGGCCAAGTCGTTCCCGCGACCGAGAGCGTCGATACCGGTGACGATCATCGGCTTGACGTATTCCTTGGGAACCTTGGGGAGACGCTTTGCCTTGGCCATCGCATAAAGCAGGTATCGAACAAGCGGCAACTGGAACTCTTGGGACAGGATGCTGTAGACACCGCCCAACTGACGCTCTACCGCTGCCGTGGTGAGCCGGACCTCCTCGGCGGTAACACGCTCAGCATTGCGAATCGTACTCTCTGCGAGGAGAAACGCATAACTGAGCCGCTCGCGGATCTGAGCGATTGTTTGAAGCGCAACAGAGAAGTCGTTCTGCTTCTGAACTTGGAGTACCGTAACATCGGTTGCGAGTCCTTCTCGGATTGCTCCGTTTGGGGAACGGGCCAAGGTCTCGGCGTTGGTGAACCCGTTCGGGTTGACCAAAAACAGGACCTTGGCAGCGGCGGCTGACCCCTCGACGATCGCTTGGGTCAGTGCCTCAAGACTCTTGAGGTCGCCAAGGTATTCCTCCACATAGCCCCGACCGTAACTCTCCCCCTCGACCCGGTTCATCCGAAGGGCGAACCAAGGGAACGTATCTGTCTTGTACGTTCCACGGGTGCTGTCGAGAGCGTAGTTTTCGATCTCCTGATACACCTCCCATTCGTCAGGTCCATTTCGGTGGACGCAGGTGTAGAGATCGACCTCGTCTTCCTTGGCCGTTCCGTACCCATCGGTTTCCCCAATCTCACCGAGGATCTCTGGGGACAGGGAATTCCGGGCCACGGTTTCCTTGACAAGGATGTGCTGGATATCCCCGGAGTTGTCCCGTTGGATGACGTACTGGTCGAGATGGAAGACCTTGAGCCTGCCACGGTCCATGTGAAGCAGGACGTTTCCCGAAACAATCAAATGCTTGACCGCCTCAAACACAGACGACCGGACCGCCATGGTCTCGATCTCCTGCATGACCGACCGTTCCATCGAAGACAGGGTCTTGTCGATTTCGGCCCTGACCTGAGGACCCGCTCCCAAGGAACGGACCGCCTCTTCGTCTAGGGCGAGGCGGAAGAACGGCTGGTTGGGCGGCAGCATGCTGAGCAGCAGAGACGCAGCAAGATGGTTCACGCCCCGTGCCCCCAGACCCTGAAACGGGGTCGGGTAGATGGTGGATGAACTGTGGCCCTGCGGAGGAACAAGAGTCGGAATCGTCAACTTGGAGCAGTCTCTAGCACGTTCCAAGAACGTGTGCCGGTCTGATTCCAACGAGTTGTATAGGGCTTTGGCGTTCATTTTTGTTACTCAAACTGGACGCTGGTCATGCCTTTTCCGAGTTCATAATCTGGAGACGCTCCTCCTCGTAGGTCCATCTCGTATTGCCTCCGATACTCGCTCATGATTCTGCCTACACTTCTTCGAGACATAGACCGCCCCGCGTAATCACGGGCAAACCGTTCCTCCGGTGTTTCGACAGTGGAGGGATCGGGAGGACTGATCATTCCTTCTGAGTGCCAAAACTTCTCACCGGGCTTGGGACGGGGCTGGCCGACAAGTCGCCTAAGAACTTCAGGATAAGAAGGGCCCATCACATACCCGTCCCGGCATATCCGCTGCCAGATGATCCGCCAGAAGCGGGCCGATTGATGGTCAGACGACGCTTGCCCTTGGTCGCTCGCGAGGAGTACCCACGGGCCGCGCTGGAAGACCGGTCTCGTCCAGCGATACTCCGGGGAGAGACGAGGGACGGTGGGCTTGGGTTGGGGGGTGGCGGCGGGGGTGGGGTTGTGGGCGGTGGCGGCGGGGCTGGAGATCCTCCTCCTCCTCCAAACATGGCAAGTCTCCTAGAAAGGGGCAGCGATGATCAAACTTGTGCCGACCCTGCTCGTCGATCCAGTCGATCAACTGCTGAGGGGTCCAAATCCTGTCCGGTACTTGATAACCGGACTCGGCCAGATACTTCTTGGTTTCCGTCACGCAATCAACGGGCAAGCAAAACCGGACCAGACCTCGGGTGAGGCCAAGAAGGTAGAAGCCGATTGTTGCTTTGATGATCGAATCCTTGCGGTCCTTGTCACGCTCCCAGTCGAGAGCCTGACCGACCACCCCGTACAGATTGATGTGACCGGTGAAGTGGTAGTTCCACTTGGACGCCTGCCTGAGGGTGGCTACCTTGGTGTCCAGAAACCTGTGGTCC